AAAAGCATTGAGAAGCTTGGCAAGGAGATTGCGACACTTGAAAGTCACACATGTCACACTTGCGGGCAGGCTTTCCACGACCATAAGCACCAACAGGTCCTGGAAGGTAAGCAGGCTGATCTGGAGCGAGCGCGAGCGGCGTGCTCGGAACATACACAGCTCCTTTCAGAACTTGAGACTGCCCACACAGCCCTGGGCACGCTAGGTCGACCACCCAAGATGTTCTATGATCGCGAGGAAGATGCCATACAGCATAGATCTAGCATGGCTGCCTTGCAAACTCAATTGGAAAACAAACAGGCCGAAACAGATCCCTATGGCGAGCAGATCTCGGACATGCAAGGACAAGCCCTGCAAGTGGTCACGTATGACACACTCAATGAGCTGACCAGATTGCAAGAACATCAAGACTTTTTGCTCAAGTTATTGACCAGCAAGGATTCATTCATACGCAAAAAGATCATTGAACAGAACTTGAGTTATTTGAATGCTAGACTCACACACTACCTAGATCGTATCGGCCTGCCACACACTGTGGTGTTCCAGAACGATCTCACCGTTTCAATTGAAGAACTGGGTCGTGAACTGGACTTTGATAATCTGAGTCGTGGCGAACGCAATAGATTGATACTTTCAATGAGCTGGGCCTTCCGTGATGTGTTTGAAAGCCTATATCAACCTATCAATGTGTTGTTCATAGATGAAATGATTGATTCGGGCCTTGACACGCAGGGTGTAGAGAACAGCCTGGCTCTGCTCAAACACATGAGTCGCGAACGACACAAGAGTATTTGGCTAGTCAGCCACAGAGATGAATTGTCAGGACGAGTGGAAAACATACTCCGAGTTGTCAAAGAAGGCGGCTTCACCAGTTACAATACGGATGTAGAAATTGCGTAGGATTCGAGTACTTCACATTGAACCCACTGATGTTTGTCAGGCCGCATGCCCATTGTGTGCCAGAGAGACTGACCCAAACTTTAATAAAAGTTCAAAACATCATCTACGCATAGAACAAATACAAAAACATTTTAGTGACCGAGTAATTGGTAATCTGGACAAAATGTTCATGTGTGGCAACTATGGCGATCCGGCTGCGGGCTACTATACCATGGACATCTACAACCACTTTAGAAAAGTCAATCCAAAAATTACCTTAGGTATGAACACCAATGGTGCTGTGCAAAGTACATTTTTTTGGCATGCCTTAGGACGGTTGTTCAATCAACCCAACGATTATTGTGTGTTTAGTATTGATGGACTTGAGGATTCTAATCCGGTTTATCGTAAAAATGTCAATTGGGAAAAACTAATGGCCAATGCCAACGCATACATTGCCGCAGGCGGATCGGCTCACTGGGATATGCTGGTGTATAAACACAATCAACATCAAGTGGATGCTTGCAAACAGTTGGCCCGTGATATGGGTTTTAAATGGTTCCGTGCCAAGGTCAGCAAGCGTGGCTTTACTGATTATTTGGAATTTCCTATAGGATGGCAAGAACCTGCGGTCAAACAAGGACCAATCAAATGCCATGTGCTCGATGAAAAAAGCATGTACATTGATGCGCAAGGTCGGGTCAGTGCCTGTTGCTGGCTCGGTGCCACCCAACAAGATTTTGTCAAAGACGATTTGGCAACTGTAAGATTAACTTGGAAAACAGACACACCCAATCCGGTGTGTGCGAGTGCTTGTTCTACAAACAAAAATAAAACCGTATTTCAAGATCAGTGGCAACGAGAGATTCAATTAAGTTAACAAAATTTAGCCGGTTTATTAGAATGATGATAACTATAAGTCCATGGTATGGCTGTATGAAAACACCGAAATTGAAAAGTTACCCGAAGATTGTGTCGGATTTGTTTATCTAATCACAAACACAGTATCGGGCAGAAAGTACATTGGTAAAAAATTAGCAAAATTTAGTAAAATCTCATACAAGGTAGTAAAACTAAAGAACGGCAACAAGAAACGTAAACGAATAAAAAGCAAAATAGATTCAGACTGGCAATTATACTATGGCAGCAACGATCAACTCAATCAAGACATTGCAGAGCTAGGCTCAGACAACTTCACAAGAGAAATATTATTTTATTGTACATCAAAGGCCGCTTGTAGTTACATAGAAGCTAGAGAACAATTTAATCATAGAGTATTAGAGTCAGACGACTACTACAACGGACAGATTGTTTGCCGTATACATGGTAGTCACATAAAAAACAAAATTTAAACTAGACAGGCAACAACACACTCTGTTTGGTCGAGGATGCTCGACTCGCAAGGAGGAACGGTGAAATACCCGGTCCGGAATGGCTTGCGTGTGAAAGGCAATTGCTAACTTAAGGCAACAAATGGTCGGGGCCATGTGAAAAAGATACAACCCCAGCTTATAGGACTTGGTTCTTCTCGGGTCACTAGGGTTCCGTTGATATGTGAAGCTTGAGTAGGGGGTACCGGTCAACCGCCTCCGCGTCGCGAGACAATCTCATTAGAATGAAGTGACTGCGCCAACTCGGATAATGCAGATTAAATTCACCCGTTACTGGGTGAATTGTGACCACTTAATCTGGATAATACGGAAGAACAATTATGTCTGAGCTTTAGCGAAAGACATAGAACTTCGCTAAGAAGTTCTCAATAAGTCAGTTGGACTTTAAGAAGAACCATGACTTAGAACTGGTCAGGCCAGTCGCGAAATAAGGCGTGCTGGATATCACCTGATACAAACTGATTGAAACTTTTATGTTTCACTTCGAGTTCGCCTTCCAATGGAGCAACACGTCTGAATGCCTCATCCATTTGACCCATGTCTTTGAATTCCATCAAAATCATCCATTCGGGCATGTCAGCAATGCTACGGAATCCCATTTTACATCTGGTAATTCTGTAGCTTTCCATCTTGCCTTCGCTGATCAGATGATCAAAGAAACTTTTCATTCCGTTGACCCAATCGATATCTGATATATCACCTTCTTTGTTTGCCCAAATTGTGTATAAGTCTGCCATTATTGTATAGGTCCTAGTAGTTCAAAGCCGTCAAGGCCTTGTTTGTACAAGTGTGCTTGATCCAAGTACAAGTATTCAAAACCGCGATCTCTGTAGATTGCACATTCGGTCTTCAAACTCTCTGTGCCTAGTCTAGTGCGCGGATTGTGATAGGTCCACGCAAACTGACTGGCCAATACATTTTTATCATCTAAACGCTTCATCAGGCTAAAAGCCACCAGCTCGTTATGTTCTCGATAACCAATCACATCGGTCATGGCATCACGGAACTGGCTGTCAAACAACGGCATCACACTAGCAAAGTGCTTGTAGATGCAGTAGGTCCTGTAGATGTCTTGAAGCTGTGCAATATTGGGTTCTTGCAGATATTCCCAGGTCACTGAAGGTTGATAAGTGACCTGCCCAAGATTGATTCTGGCAAACTGATAAGTCATTTCAGTTTCTGTCTGGAAAATAATCCTGCATGATACCTTCTCTGTGAAGATCACTGGTCACGCAGTGTATGCCACCATCCCAAAAATATCTGTGCCTAAATGGCACTATGTGTGGAGTAATTCCATGTCTGTGCAAGGCATCAAACACTTGTTTGTTGTAGTTGAACACCATGACATTTTTAGGATCAATGATCAGCATGTTGACATCAAACACAGTTTCTTCCACGTAGCCAGTCCAATGACCCAGCCAAGTTTCTACAACTTCGATCACGTCGTTGTCATGTTCAAATCCTGGAATCCACCACTTGCCTTGATTTCGTTTTTTGAGTTTTAAAAAATCAGACACCGACGCCCAACTCTGGCCAGGCAAATAAACCACTTCCCAATTTGGGAATGTTTGGGCATAGGTTGGCACATCATACAAACTGATAATCAGGCCAGGACATACTGGACAAAACGTGCTGTCGGCATGGCCGCCGGTGTTGACCACATGATTTCTAGTGTTTGTAAACTCCACATCAATCAGCTGTTTGAACCGAGACTGATCTTGGTCGTAGGAATCAGTGCCAAAATACAAATCACGTCCAATTCTGGCAGTCTGTGCTCCATGTATTTGTTTGTTAACATTGCTTTTGAATTGGTTGCCTTGTTGCCGTATGCGTTGGTAAATTTTACTGTAGCACCGGTCAAACGACATCCAATCATCCATGCCATGCATTTCCATGCACTCTTCTTTGATATGATTGGGCACATGGTCAAATTCTTGATCATTGAGTATTTCTGGCCATGAAGGATCCTTGACATTGTCATAGAATTCTTTTGTACTGACATGCTTCTCATAGAAGATTTTGCCGATCATTATGGTATGATCTCTGGGAGTCATTGGCGGAGGAACATATCTTTTTTTCCTTGACTCAAAATTTGGCAATTCTGGACGCAACACTTCGACATCAAACTGTTGCAGTTTTTTGATGATATTTTGAAAATCCTCTTCGGTTTCTGTGGCTATTTTTTCAAATAATTTTCTCACGTGGGGCACTGATATCCATGAATAAAATTCAGGTGGATAACTACGTCCAACCATGCACACTTTCAGTGGGTCCCAATGTTGATAAACTGACCAAGTCATAATCGCGGATCCTTTCTATGTCGAAACAACGCTTTTAAGTAATCTTCTGGCCAAGTTGTATAAAACCCTTTGGCTGCCATGTGTTGTGCTTTGATATTTAAATCAGTAAGGTTCTGCACCAATGCCAGTGCATAGGTGCCTTGATTCATTGACACGCCGTTGACTATCTCTGCATCGGCCGGGTGATCTTCCAGGGCAATCATGTCCCGTGGCACAAGATGATTGGTGTTGGCAAATTCTATTTGGGCATGGAATTCGTCGTAGGGATGTAATTCAGGATCATACGCAAAGATCACCACACTACAGGGCAAGGTACCATAGCTGACAGCAATAAGATCTTCAAAGGGATTGCGTCCAATTCTGACTTCAAAGTCGCGATCCAGTCTAGCTCGCCTGGCATACGGACACGGTGCCCAACCGCCCAGGGACGGATGTGGCACTTCCACAAAGGTCTCTATCCAGCGTTCAATGCTGTAGCGTACGGTATCTAGATCTAACATGTTAAAAGAATGGCAGTCCGGTTTTCTTAGTGGTTTCCAAGTTTTCTTTGATCAAGTTGCTGATGGTGGTGCGTTCTTCTACACTGAGTTGCAGAGCTTGATCGTAGCTGATGCCGCCACGCATGTACCAGGCCACTTTGATGGCCTCCTGTCGTATGTCCTGTGTTTCTTTGTCCATCTGATCCACGACTTTGGAAATCTGGTCAGAGTCCAAGACTAAGAGGCGGGCGCGAAAAAACTGGCCATGTCCAGGGTCAATATCTGCTCGTACTGGTGATTGCAGGCTGTGCAATTCAGTTTCAATGGTTGCAGTTCACTTTGTTCACGCAGTTGTAACACATGGTCACGTATTTGGTTGAACAGATCGCGATCGCAGTTTTTCAAAAATTCTTCAATGAAAGCTGGTTCTTTGACCAGAGCCTGCGGAGTCTTTATGGTCACAATGCTGATGGCCAAACTGCGCACTGTGATTTCGGTCAGCTGTCGGAAGGCTTGATTCAGTGCGGCCATCTTGTCGGCTTCGGATATGGTGCTGTCGGGTATGATCTGCAACAGTTTTTGTTGTTCGTATTGCAATGCGCTGTTGTCGTTGAGATTTTTGTAGCTCAACGGACGGAAATAGATCTCCAAATCTCCATGTGCGATGTGTGCTGAATAGTCAGGAGCTCGCAGAGAATCCAACACGGTTCTCAAATCTATAGCACGTTCGCTGGTGTCGTTGCAGGACGGGCACGTGGTGACAAATTCCATGTCGTGTCCGTAGCTGGCTATGCGTATGGCTATCAGTATGGTATCCAGATCAATGCCAGGCACGGACCAGGCGTCTTTGATGTTCGGCACGCAACTCTGGATCACGTTCACTGTGGCCTGGCCGTTGAACAGAGCATCTGGAGTACGATAGGTAATTTCGTCAATGGCAGTCATGGGATAAACCGGCAGTTCACCGTTGGCCGGCATGTTTAACGTGCCAGCAGGATAGTTCTGCCCGCCACTGGGCAACCGTATGTAAATGCTGGGCTGTCGGAAATATTGACTTAATGGATTACTCATTTTATCACCATAAATATTGTGCTAATACTTATACGTGGAAAACATGGACCCAAATGAATTACAAGCGGTATCTGAAGCCTTAGAGCAACTGCGACAGGGCGGCACTGTCAGTGCCGAAACTCTGTCCAAACTGGGCGGCACTACCCAAAGTGTCAACAAGGCTCTGGAAGGCTATACCAAACGACTCTTGGGTGTAACCTCGGCTGTGGGTGGTATGGCCAAGCAAGTGGCTGACGGCGAAGGCAGTTTCAAATCTCTAGGCGGCGCCATTGGTGGATTGACCAGTGTGGTTGGAAAACTGGCCAGTGCTATTCCCTTGATAGGTGGTGCAGCCAAGGCCCTGGCCGAAGGTGTGGGTGAAGCAGCCAAGTTTGTGCTGGACCAACTAGACACCATGTCCAAAAACTATGAGACTCTGGGTGATGCCAGTGCCGGAGCCGCCGACGGTGTGGATGGGCTAATGCGCCAGTTCAACAACATGGGCAACTTCAGCTTACCGGCATTTACCAAGGCAGTCAAGGCCAACGTGCAAGGACTGGCAGCCTTGTCGGGCACAGCCGGTCTGGGTGCCGAAGAACTGGCCAAGGTATCAGGAGTATTGACCACCGGAGACACAGCAAGAAAGTTCTTAAAACTAGGCATTGGACTAGATGCAGTAGGAGATGCCACTGCAGAATACCTGGCCAACATGTCCAGATATGGGTTGACACAAGGATTGACCACCGAAGAGCTGACCAAAAAAACGCAAGACTACATTGTTGAAGTTGACAAAATAGCACGACTCACAGGACAAACACGTGAAGCACAGGCCAAGGAAGCACAGAAAAGTCTAGCAGACTCACGATTCCGGGCCAAGTTGGCCGAAATGCGAGACAACGGCCAAGGTAAACAGGCCGCAGAACTACAAAAATATGTGGATGGCCTAGGCGGTGCGCTTGGCGATGCGGCCAGAGCAACAGTGACTGGCACGTATCTTACCCAGCAGGCGGCCGAAGCAGATATTGTGCTGAACGGAGCCATACGCCGCAACATAGATTCTATTGAAGCAGGAACCGAGGCAACCAACGCCATAGCCGACACACAAGAGGCAGCTGCTCAGGGAGCCAAGCAGTTTGGAACATTGTTCAAGTTTGGAAAAGATCTGGGCGGTGTTGGAAAGGAGGTTTTTGACACCCAAGCCTTGTTGTTACGACGAAAAGAACTAGAAAGAGAAGGCCTGTCTCAAGTAGATGCCATTGCCAAGGCACAACAAGAGCAAATGGAAGCTTCGGGCAAGACCACAGAAGAACTCGTGGATGCAAAGTTGGCCACCGCCGGTGCCAGCAAAAATCTACAGAGTCTGGGCTTTAGCCTGGCCATCTATGCTGTGCCAGCAGTCAACAAGTTTTCCACAGCACTGGAATCAGTGACCGGCAGCATGAACAAGTATCTTGGCATTGGCGGCAAATACTCTACGCCGGCCGGTGTAGATCGTGGAGCTGCTGGCGGACCCAGAGCCGCTGAATCAGGCAGGCAGGTACTGGGCACAGATCAGTCAAGAGCCCAGGCCGAACAATATCTGGGTAAAAAAATGTCAGATGCCGAATTCAGTGCACTGATCAAGGCCACGCATGCCGAATCTGCTGCGGGCAAAAAAGCCAGTCAGCAAGAACAGGCCATGATCATGGCCTCCATACTGAATCGCGCCAGAACCGATCAAGGCGGTGTCATGGGCGCCCTGTACGCAAAAAATCAATTTCAAGCAGTGACCGGCACAACAGCCAATCGCAATCAACCCAGTTCGGAATATCTAAAAGGTCCTGCTGGAGAACGACTCAAGTCCATTGAAGGTGCAGCAGCCCTGTTGTCCGGAGTCAGCAAGTCACAAAAAGACTTCACTGCTGCCAACTCCAAGGCCTATGGTGCAGGCACAAACATTGGTTATAGAGACCAGATGTTGAAAGAAGGCGGTGTAATTGTCGGCGACACTGTGTTTAGAACTGCCCCAACCAGCGGGTACAAAAATCAACTGGAAGGCACCAATTACAACAGCGCCGGCGCCGGCGTCCAAGCACAAGGACAAAAAACACAGTCCGAACAAACCGAAAAAACGGTCTTTGCACTTCTGGCAGAAAAACTGTCGCTAATCGAATACAACACCAGCAAAGCTGCCAGAGAACAACAAAAAGCCAATCGCCTGGCCAGCTAACCCGCTAAATATACAACCATGGCCGACAATCAAAATACCCGCAAACCCGGGTGGCGCAAATACTTCAAAGTAGCCAACACCGGCGGACAACTCAGTCCGATTTCAGGACAAAATCAATTTGGCCTGCCCAACTATCCCAGACAGACCGGAGCAGGTTATTCGGACGGCACTGGCACACCCAATGACTTTGCGTTTCGCAACTATGCGTCACGACTGCCAGAGGTTTATTCTGGACACCCCAACCGAATTGAACGCTATAATCAGTATGAAAACATGGACTGCGATAGTGAAGTAAATGCTTGCCTAGACATCATAGCTGAGTTTAGCACACAGACCAACCCTGACAACAAAACACCGTTTGACATTGTGTTCAACGACAAGCCCACTGACCACGAAGTGGAGATTGTCAAAAAACAACTGCAACAGTGGACCAAGCTAAACCAGCTGGATCAACGAATATTCAAACTGTTCCGCAATGCCATCAAGTATGGTGATCAGGTATTTGTGCGTGATCCAGAAACCTTTGAAATGATGTGGGTGGACATGGTCAAGGTAGCCCGTGTGATTGTGAACGAGTCGGAAGGCAAACGCCCCGAGCAGTACATCATACGTGACATCAATCCCAACTTCCAAAACATGAGCGTGGCTCAAAAGACCACAAGTGATTACTATGTGAGTCGTGCCACTGGCAGCAATGGACAAAACAACTACACAGCACCCAACGGTGGTGGCGGTGGTGGTGCTGGCGGAGGCACAGGCAACAGTAGATTTACACAGGCCATGAATGAAACCTGTATAGATGCACGCCATGTGGTGCATCTCAGTCTCAACGAAGGTCTGGATTTCTTTTGGCCGTTTGGGCAAAGCATTCTGGAAAACATATTCAAAGTTTACAAACAGAAAGAATTGCTGGAAGACAGTGTTTTGATCTATCGTGTACAACGTGCTCCTGAGCGTAGGATATTCAAGATCGACGTGGGCAACATGCCCAGTCACATGGCCATGCAGTTTGTGGAACGCGTCAAGAACGAAATGCATCAGCGCAGAATTCCTACCAACACCGGCGGCGGTGGCAACATGATGGATGCCAGTTACAATCCACTTTCGATCAACGAAGACTTTTTCTTCCCGTTCAACGGCGAAAACGGCCGCGGTAGCAGTGTAGAACCCCTGCCGGGCGGTTCAAATCTAGGCGAAATTGACGATTTAAAGTACTTCAACAACAAAATGGCCCGCGGCCTGCGTGTGCCCTCCAGCTACCTGCCCACTGGACCCGATGACTCGGATCGTGCCATGAACGATGGACGTGTGGGCACAGCCCTGATACAAGAATATCGTTTTAACCAGTACTGTATGCGTCTACAACGTGCAATCATGCAAAAGTTAGACGACGAATTTAAAATGTTCCTGCGCTGGAGAGGATTCAACATTGACGCAGGTCTGTTTAGTATTACTTTCTGTGAGCCACAGAACTTTGCATCATATCGTCAGGCTGAACTGGACACCAGTCGTATACAGGCCTTTACCAGTCTGGAACCGTTGCCTTACATGAGCAAGCGGTTCATGCTTAAACGTTATTTGGGCCTCAGCGACGAAGAAATCTTGGAAAACGAGCAGATGTGGCAAGAAGAACGCGACGAACCCGAACTGACCACCACACAAGGTCAAGACCTGCGCAGTATCGGCGTTACACCCGCAGGACTAGAAAGTGACATAGCCATGGGTCAAGAGCTGGCCGGTTCGGGGGCAGGATTAGACAGCGGTGCCGAAGCTGGCACGCCCGGAGCATCAACCACAGCACCCGGCACAGCAGCTCCGGCCGGAGCTCCGCCTGGAGCTCCGCCAATACCAACTATCTAATAAATACAGGCATGATACTCAACGAAATCTACCAGCGTGAGCCTGAAGCCTATCAGGATGTGAGCCAAGACAACAGTCAACCCAGATTGGGTAATTTGCGCAAGACTCGCTTGACCTTACGCCAATTGAACAAACTGCGTCAAATGAACGACGTGAGAACCTACGAATACAAAGAAAAACTCAAACAGGTCAAGAAGCAATACGCACCACCAGCGGCCCCACCAGCACTTTGATGACATAGTTGTAACACAACAGTCAAAAAACACCCACTTTTCCACCTCAAAACTACCAATATTATTCGTTAATAGTAAATATCTAACGAGCCATAACCTACGAAGGAGATAATATGACATCGAAATTTGAACAGTTGATCGAATACGTGATCAACGACGAAGAGGCGAAAGCCAAAGAACTTTTCCACGATATCGTGGTAGAAAAGTCACGTGAAATCTACGAAAACCTCATGAGCGAAGAAGAGCTTGATGAAGCCGAGTCCACAGACGACGAAGACGAAAAAGCTGAAAAAGCCGGCGAAAAAGTCACCAAGGACATCGAGTACGACGACAAAAAAGATCGTAAAGAGCGCATGGACGAGGAAGAAGACGAAGAGATGGATGAAGGCATGATGGGCGGCGACGCCAGTGATGACTTGATCGACGACGTTGAAGCCGAAGAAACTGGCATGGAAATGGCCGAAGGCGAAGACGAAGAAGGCTTGGAAGATCGCGTGGTTGATTTAGAAGACAAGTTGGATGAACTCATGGCTGAATTTGAATCACTCATGGGCGACAACGGCGACTCAGTTGGTGACGAAATGGGCGGTGACGATTTAGAAATGGACGACACAGAAACAGCCGATTTTGACATGGACAACGGCGAAGAAGAAGAGTCTGATTCAGAAGAAATTGAAATGGGCATGATGGAAGCTATTAACCTAGCCAAAGCTCCTGCTCCTGTGACTTCTGAGCCTGCTGGCACAAACACCAAGAGCACAAACGCCAACAACAGCGGTGCCAAAGGTGCCATGGCTCATCCTGTAAAAATGACAGGTGACACAGCTCAAGGCCGTCCTGCTCCAAAAACAGGTGAGTTGATCGGCAAAGTGCAAAACAGCGTAGGTGGTGACAAGAAGTTAAGCCCAGCTACCAAGCCACACCTTGCACAAGCCACTGGTGTAAACACAAAAACTCCATTTCCCAAGGCGTAACAGTTAGATATGGCTCGCTATCTAAGAGAACATCTAAGCTTCACTCAGGCAAGAGCAGAAATCTTGTCTGAGGAAGCCGCGGATGGATCCGGCAAGAATCTGTACCTCAAAGGCATCTGTATTGAGGGCGGAGTTCGCAACGCCAACGAACGAGTGTATCCTGTGAATGAAATAGCCAAGGCAGTGGACACCATCAACGAACAGATCACCACTGGTCACAGTGTTTTGGGCGAAGTAGACCACCCAGAAGATTTGAAGATCAACCTGGATCGTGTGAGTCACATGATTGAAAAAATGTGGATGGACGGTCCTGCTGGATATGGAAAATTAAAGATATTACCCACACCCATGGGCGAGCTGGTAAAAACCATGCTGACCTCGGGCGTGAAACTAGGTGTTAGCAGTCGTGGCAGCGGCAACGTCAACGACGCAAACGGACATGTCAGTGACTTTGAAATAGTCACTGTAGATGTGGTTGCTCAGCCCAGCGCTCCCAACGCATATCCTACCGCTATCTACGAAGGCCTGTTGAATCATGCCGGCGGAGCTAGACTGTTGGAAATGTTCCGGGACCCGGCTCAAAGCAACAAAGCACAGAGATACGTCAAAGGTGAAGTAATGCGCCTGATACGTGGTCTCAAAATCTAGGAGAAATAAGCATGCAAGATGCTATTAAACCGTTACTAGATAGCGAACTATTAAGCGAAGAAGCTCAGCAAGAAATCACTGAGGCCTGGGAAACCAAGTTAAATGAAGCCCGCGAACAAGTACGTGCAGAACTCCGCGAAGAGTTTGCACAACGCTATGAGCATGACAAATCAGTGATGGTGGAAGCCCTGGATCGCATGGTTACAGAAGGTCTCACCGCAGAAGTCCAAGCTGTGCAAGCTGAAAAGCAAGCACTGGCCGAAGACCGCGTTAAGTTCCAAGCCCGGATCAAAGAAGATGCTACGAAATTCAACAACTTCATGATCACCAAACTGGCCGAAGAAATTGGCGAACTACGTCGGGATCGCAAGACACACAACGAAGGTATGGAGAAGTTAGAAAGCTTCGTGGTACATGCTCTTGCACGCGAGATTCAAGAATTTGCCCAAGACAAACAAGACGTCGTTGAGACCAAGGTTCGTCTGGTAACTGACGCTCGCGCAAAACTAGAGGAACTTAAAGGCAAGTTTGTAAAAGAATCTGCCCAGAAAATGTCCTCTGCTGTGAGCCAGCATCTCAAGGCCGAACTCAGCCAACTCAAAGAAGACATCCAGGTTGCTCGCGAGAACAATTTTGGACGCAGGATCTTTGAAGCCTATGCGACCGAATTTGGCGCCACTCACCTCAATGAGAAAGCCGAAGTACGCAAGCTACAGGACATCATCGCAGCCAAGGATCAGAAGTTGTCCGAAGCTGTGGCATTCACCGAGAAAGCCAAAGTTCTCGTTGAATCAAAAGAACGCGAGATCCGCATGATCCGTGAATCCAATCAGCGCGAAGGCGCCATGGAAGAACTGCTCGCACCTCTCAACGAAGAGAAGCGCGAAATCATGAAGAGCTTGTTGGAAAGTGTGCAGACAGCCCGTCTATCTGCTGCTTTCGAAAAGTATCTACCAGCTGTGTTAGCTGAAGGCACTGTGAAAGCCCGCAAGGTGATCACGGAAACCGTCAGCGTGGCCACTGGCGATAAATCTGCCCGCACCCCAGATGCTGATCAAGTTGAGCAACAAAGCAACGTGATCGATCTCAAGCGTTTGGCAGGGCTGTAATCCAAGACATAATAAAAGGAGACTTAAATGTCACAAGAATTATTAGAAGGTCGTTGGGACGAAACTAAAGAAGCACTCTTGGAAGGTTTATCCGGCTCCAAGCGTAGTTCTATGAGTGTGATCCTAGAAAATACCAAGAAGTACTTGCGTGAGAACGCCAGTTCGGGTAGCACAGTCAGCGGTAACGTGGCAACACTGAACCGTGTGATTCTGCCAGTGATCAGACGTGTCATGCCCACTGTTATCGCCAACGAGTTGGTAGGTGTACAACCCATGACAGGTCCTGTTGGTCAAATCCACACACTACGTGTGCGTTATGCCCAATCATTGACAGACTCAAGTGCTGCTGCAACCAGCGTAACAGCTGGCCAAGAAGCCTTGAGCCCATTCACAATCGCTACTGCGTACTCCACAGTGCCAACAGCTACCACAACAGCCACTGGCTACACTGGTAACAACACAGCGACCATGGAAGGCACAGGCGGTAAGCAGATTTCCGTAC